TGGAATTGGATACAGTTCTCTTAATGTGTATGGTGTAAATTATAGTCAATTGGAAGTTGGTGATTATTTCACTATCTTCGATAGTAGTCCAACAGTTGGTCACTCCTTGACTTGTGTTGATGTGAATCTTGGTGGACTTTCAAATTATCCAGAATCTATAGTTGGAACTGCTACAACCTATCTAGACGGTGTTTATGTTGTATCTGAAGTTATTGGAACACCTACAGTTTTAAGTGGAATTACCACCATAAAGTGCTACTTCCAATATGCTCCAGGTGGTGGTTCGATTCAAGTCAACTCTTTTAATGTGACTAATGGTGTGTATGGAAAATATTCTTGGTCAAAGTTTTTTGATTATCAAAATAGATCCACACAAAATTCAAAATCTTTTGTTGTAGATACTAACAATGGTCTCATAGGATTATCAACTTCACCAAGGATTTATAGGTCTCGTGGTTTAATTTAGAATAAATAGAAAAAAATATCTATTAAAAATGCCAGCTATTATATCTGATAAATTTAGACTGATGAATGCTGAGACTTTTGTAAAAAGTTTCGTTTCTGTTGGAAATACCTCAAACAACTATTATACTTTTATTGGTCAACCAAATTCATCAAATTTACAAGCAAATGGTACATCTGATTGGACCACAAATGTACCTCCACCATTGGATGGGTTCAAAGAAGAAAGTGAAATTAAAGAAACTATTCTTTCTTTAAAAAGAGTGACAAATGATGATGTCAGGAGAATTGTCAGAAAAGTTAACTGGAATTCTGGTGAAACTTATGAGATGTATAGACACGACTATTCAATTTATAATTTAACACCAAATACCAATTCTTCTAGTTTATATGAATCTAATTTTTATGTAATCAATGAAGATTTTAGAGTCTATGTCTGCCTTCAAAATGGAACAGATCCAGAAAATCTAAATGGTAGACCCTCCATAGACCAACCATTGTTTGTTGATTTGGAACCAAGGGCAGCAGGAACTAGTGGTGATGGATATATTTGGAAATATTTGTATACAATAAAACCAAATGAAATTATAAAATTTGATTCTATTGAATTCATTCCCGTTCCAGAAAATTGGGGTGCTGAAGGAAGTGAAAGTTTTTCAGTAAAAAATAATTCTATTAATGGTAATATCAAAATAATTAACATTAGAAATAGAGGAATAAATTATCAACCAATTTCTAAATCATTTTCAAATATACCAATACTAGGTGATGGAACAAATGGAAAAGCAACTGTAACTGTAGACTCTTTTGGAAAAGTTTCAGAGATATTTGTTACTGATGGTGGTGAAAATTATACTAAAGGATTTATAAGATTTGAACCAGGTGCCCCAGGAATACCATCAGAATTAACTAATGATGGAACTATAGCAGAGTTTAATGTCATTATTCCACCAGCAGGTGGTCACGGGTATGATATCTACAAAGAACTTGGAGCATACAGGGTTTTATTATACTCCAGATACAAAACTGATGATTCAAATCCCGATGTCATTGTTGGCAATGATTTTTCTAGAATTGGAATTTTAAAAAATCCAGAAAAACTAGGTGGTGATCGAATAACAGAATCTGAAATTAGTGCTTTAAATTCATTAAAATTAACTGGAACTGCAACAACATTAACTAATTATGCAGTTGATTCTATTATTACACAGACAATAGGTTCAGGATCGACAGCAATAGGTTTTGTTGCATCTTGGGACAATATTACTGGTGTCCTAAAGTATTATCAACCTGTTGGTCTTGCAACAGGGAGAGTTAGTTATAAAATAAATCAATTTACATCTTCACCAGCAACAGGAGGTTCGTTATTAATAAACTGTGATAATATTTCTGGAAGTGTTCTATCTATAGACTCATCATTTAATGGGACCAGTGCGGTAATAAATAATAGGACATATCAATTGGGAAGTAATTTTATTTCTGGTATTTCGTCATCAGAATATGATAAGAAATCTGGTGATATTATTTACATCGATAACAGACAACCAGTCCCAAGAACAAAAAGTCAAAAAGAAGATATTAAAATCGTATTGGAGTTCTAAAGAAAAATGCCTCAGAACAGTAATTTAAATGTTTCTCCATATTTTGATGATTTTACTCCATCTAAAAATTATCAAAAGGTATTATTTAAACCAGGATATCCAATACAATCCAGAGAATTAACTACTTTACAATCTATTTTACAAAATCAAATAGAAAAATTTGGACAGCACTTTTTTAAAGAAGGTGCTATGGTTATTCCTGGACAAATATCTTATGATAGCAATTATACTTGTATCGAAATTGATGATACTCACTTGGGCATTCCAGTATCTACATATATTGAAAAATTAGTTGGAGTAAAAATTAAAGGTGAGATAAGTGGAGTAACTGCAAAGATAGAAAATTATATAACAAATTCGGAATCTGATAGATCAAATTATACTCTATACATAAAATATCAAAGTTCAAGTGATACAAATTTTTCAACAAATTCATTTGTTGATGGTGAGAATTTAATTTCTCTTCAAAATATTGATTATGGAATATCATCGATACTTACAAATAATTCATTTGCAACTTCTATAATTTCAGCATCAACTTCAATTGGATCTGCTGCAAAAATAACAGAGGGTGTTTATTTTATTAGAGGATTTTTTATTACAGTAAATCCACAAACTGTTATTTTAGATCAATATTCAAATAAACCTTCATATAGAGTTGGTTTAAATATCAACGAAGAGTTTGCTGTAGCATCAAATAAATATAATGATCTTTTTGATAATGCTCAAGGATTTTCAAATTTTGCCGCACCTGGTGCAGACAGACTTTTAGTTGATGCAGTATTAATAAAGAAAGATATAGATGATTTTAGTGATGAAAACTTTATTGAATTATTAAGAGTAGAAAATGGAATTTTGCAAAATTTTGTAAACGAAACTGATTACAATTTAGTTACAAACGAACTTGCTAGAAGAACATATGACGAATCTGGTGACTATTATGTAAGACCATTTTCATTATCTATTAAAGAATCATTGAATGATAAAATAGGAAATAATGGAGTATATCCAGAAAATCAAAAAACAAAGCAAGGAAACGTACCCTCAAATAATATTGGATGTATAAGTATTAGTCCAGGAAAAGCATTTGTAAGAGGTTATGAGGTAGATGTAAAGGGAACAACAATAATAGATTTTGACAAACCAAGGGAAACAGAAAAACTTTTCAATCAATCAATTCCATTTAGTGTAGGTAGACAAATTGATGCAAATAATGTTCACGGATCAATAATATCTGGTTTTTCCACTTCATCACAAATTTCTTTTTATACAAATAGAACATTAAATTCGGGAATTTCATCAGGAACCAAAATTGGTGTTGCTAGGGTTTATGATTTTAAATTGAAAAATTCAGAATATTTAAATGATTCTACAAGATATGAATTTTCTTTATATGATATTCAAACTTATACTAAAATAACTTTAGGAACAAATATCACATTACCTTCTCCTGCATTTATTGAAGGAAAAAGCAGTGGCGCAAATGGTTATCTTGCAGAAGATGTAGTCAACAGTAATATTTTAACACTATATCAAGTTTCTGGTTCATTTAAAACTAATGAGGGAATAAAAATTAATGGAATTGATGATGGTAGAGTAATTTCTTCAATTAGAGATTATGATTTGTCAGATGCCCATCAATTTGTTGGAACATCTGGAACTGGATCATTTAGTGCCGATACTTGCTTAGATGTTGGTATACCTCTATCGGAATCAAGCACTGGATTTACCTTTACACCTAGTGGATCTAGAAATATAGTCACATCTTCCAATGAATCATTCTTTAAGAATTTAAAGATTGGAGACATATTGTCATATACAAAAGCATCACAAAGTGTTCCGACATATAATTCTGTTGATGAAATTGATATTCCAAATAAAAGGATTTATGTAACTCCCACACCATCGGTGTCTAATGTTTGTGATGGTAGTGTTTTTGGTTCTACTACATCTGTAAACGACTTAAAGAAGATCATTTTAAGTTCAAGAAATGTAAATAATTCTTATTTTTATTCTCAATTTAGTAAAAATAATGTTTCAAATTTAGATTTAACAAATTCAAATGTTATAGTAAGAAAAAGTTATAATGTAACTATAACATCTGGTGTTGGGCAAGTATTAGAAACTGATCCCAATCTATTTTTTGAGATATTTGATGAGGAAGATTATAATTTGTCTTTTGTAAATACTGGAAATGTAGAACCTCTATCAAATCAAAATACTTTAATTTTAGATAAATCGATATCTTTTCAAAATATAAGCCAAAATGGTCCTGCTATTTTGACTGCTTCTTTAAGAAAAACAAATTTAAGTCAAAAAAGAAAGAATTTTTCTAGATGTTCTTCCATAATTGTTTCAAAGTCAAACTCACGTTTGTCCGGAATTGGGTCAACATCTTTAAACGATGGATTATCTTTTGATAATAGATATGGATTAAGAGTTCAAGATAAGCAAATATCATTAAATGTACCAGATGTTGTTAATGTTCTTGGTATTTTTGAATCTTCAAGTACACAAGATCCACAACTACCAAAATTATTCTTCTCTTCGATAAACAATAACATTAATAATTTTCTGAAAGGTGAACTTTTAATTGGAAAGGATAGCAATGCTGTTGCATATTTTGTAAGTAATAGTGGTTCAAATGAAATTGAAATCGTTTATGCCAACGAGAATAAATTTTATCTTGGTGAAACTGTAACATCAAAAGAATCAAATATTTCTGGTGTAATTGGTGCTGTATCTGTTGGTGATAGAGAAATAAAAAATAATTTTATCTTAGAAAATGGTCAAAGACCAGAATATTACGACTATTCGAGAGTAACAAGAAAGAAAGAATTTAATTCTCCCACAAAAAAAATTAAAATAATTTTTAATCATTATCAAATTGATCAGTCATCACAAGGAGATTTTGTTTCCGTAGATTCATACGACAGTGATAGATATACTTCCGATATTCCATCTATAAATGGAATAAGAAATACCGACATTATAGATTTGAGACCAAGGGTAAATCCATATAATATTTCTTCTAGTCTAAAATCACCATTTGAATATTCTTCTAGAGAATTTAATTCAACATTTAATTCTTCTAGTAACATTTTAGCAAAAGACAGAAATATAAGTCTTTCATACAGTTATTATCTTCCAAGAATTGATAAAATATTTTTATCAAAAAATGGTGTCTTTATAGTCAATAAAGGAATTTCTTCTTTTTCACCAAAAGCACCAAATTCTGTCGATTCTTCACTTGAAATTGCCACAATATATTATCCAGCATATGTTTATGATATTAAAGACGTAAAAATTTCATCATCTTCTCATAGAAGATATACAATGAAAGATATTTCTAGACTTGAAGATCGTCTTTCAAATGTAGAATATTACACGTCCCTGTCTTTATTGGAGACTGATACCAATAACTTATCAATAAAAGATCCACAAACAAATCTAGATAAATTCAAATGTGGTTTTTTTGTTGATAATTTCAAATCCTCTTCTAGTGGTGACATTTCTAATTTACAATTTAGATGTTCAATAGATACTTCTTCTGGATTATTGAAGCCACAACATTATTCAACATCTTTAGATCTATTAGTTGGTACTCAATCTTTAATTGGAATTGGTCAATCTGAAAATTACTCTGTTGATATTAGATTTGCTGATGATTTTGGCAACTCAAATGTAAAAAGAACCGGTGATTTGGTCAGTTTAAATTATAAAGATGTTCCATACACGGAAAATAAATTTGCTACTAGAACTGAGAATGTTAATCCATTCAATACTCCAAGTTGGATTGGTTCCATAGATTTAAATCCATCTTCTGATACTTGGATAGAGACTAGAAGATCGGAAAGAGTAGAAGACACTGAAGGAAATTTCAGTGCATTTATGAGCATTTTGGGCACAGATACAAATACTGGAATTTCCCCAATAAATTGGAATTCTTGGGAAACTAATTGGGTGGGATCTTCTACAGTTGAAGGACCTGAAATACTCAGAATACAAGGTCCTACAAGATTAGTTTCAGATACCTCCACGTCTGATTGGTGGGGAATAACAAGAACTCAACAGTTTGAAGATACTCAAAATATTATTAGACAAGATAGAATAGAAACTAATAGATTGCAAAGTAGAGAGGGTATTCAATTTGGAGTAAGTGAAAGATTCGATAGTACTTCTTTAGGTGATAGAGTTGTTTCTAGGTCCGTAGTAAACTTTATGAGATCTAGAAATATTGAATTTGTTTCCAAGAGACTAAAACCATCAACTAGATTTTATGGATTTTTTGATAATATTTCTGTTACTAATTTTATTGTTCCAAAACTTCTTGAAGTTGAAATGGTAAGTGGAACGTTCCAGCAAGGAGAAACCGTAATCGGTTTAATTCCAACATCTGATGGGTTATCCAATTCTAGAACAATTAGATTTAGATTAGCAACACAAAATCACAAATATGGTCCATATGATTCACCAACAGAAGTCTTTAGTTTGAATCCATATAATCCAGAAAATTCTTTATCAAGTTCATACTCTGCAACAACTACAATATTAAATGTTGATACTGCAAGTCTTGAAATTCAAGCAGCATCTGAATTTTTTGGAAGTATTGTTCCTGGAATGCAATTAGTTGGGCAATCGAGTAATGCCGTATCTAGAGTATCTGATATTCGTTTAATTAGTGATAATGCTGGAACTTTGATTGGTTCATTATTTATTCCAGACCCAACTTTACCATCAAATCCAAGTTTTGAATCTGGCACCAAAACATTCTTACTTTCGACAAGTTCAACAAATTCAAAGGTGACTGGTTTTAGTGATAGTCTTGCAGAAACTAACTTCACTTCCAGTGGAACATTAGAAAATGTTGAGAATGTCACTTTAAGAATTAGAAATGCTAATGTTGAAAGAAATATAAGAAGAGAAGAAAGGACTGTATCTGAAACTGAAGATAGATTAGTTGCAGATACTGTATCTACTTCTAGATTTTCTCAGACAAGAATTCAAACTAGATGGGTTGATCCTCTAGCAGAAACATTTGAAGTCACTGATCCGAATGGAGTCTTCATAACAAAATGTGATATATTTTTCAGAACTAAAGATTCTGGAAATATTCCAGTAACTCTTCAAGTAAGAACTGTTGAAACAGGATTACCTTCACAAACTATTCTTCCATTTTCAGAAGTTGTTTTAGAACCAAAGGACATTTTTGTTTCTGATGATTCTACAATTCCTACGACTTTTACTTTTGAATCTCCAGTCTATTTGGAGACAGGACAATCATATGCAATTGTTCTTATTTCAAATTCCGACGAATATAACGTTTGGATATCTAGAATGACAGAAGTTGATGTTACAAGCATCAATAGACCAGAATCTGAAAGAATTATTGTATCCCAACAACCAACACTTGGATCTTTATTTAAATCACAAAATGGTTCTACTTGGGAACCATCTCAATTGGAAGATCTTAAATTTAAGTTGTATCGTGCAGAATTTACATCAGAATCTGGTTCTATAAAATTCTACAATCCAGTATTAAATGTTGGAAATAGACAAATAACTTCACTTAGAGCAAACTCAATTTCTTTCTTCTCTAAGAAAATTAAAATTGGATTAGGAAAAAGTTTAAGTTCTGGTGAATATTCAAGTCTATCAATAGGCACAAAATTATCTCAAAATGGAGCAAATAACAATTTCTCTGGAAATTTAGAAAATATTATTGGTTCCATAGGAATAGGAAGTAATTTAGAAATTACAAATGCTGGATATGGTTACAGTACTTCTGCAATTTATAATAATGTTCCATTAATTTCTATTAGTGGAAATGGATTTGGTGCAACAGCAAATATTAATATAAATCCAGTTGCAATAGCAGCAACAATTACTAACGGTGGTACTGGATACTCTCCTGGTGATAGTTTGACCTTTGATTCATCTAGTATTGGTGGTTTTGGATATGATGCAATATTTACTGTTCCAAACACTGTAGGAATAATCTCCGCATTTAATGGATTTATCATCAATAATATTCAAGGATCAATTGATACATCTGGATCTGCAAATGAAATAAAATTTGTAAACACTTCAGGAATATCTACAGAAATTGTCGGTGGCACAGTTATTTCAAGTACAAATCTTTCCTCTGGTCGTCAATTTAAGGTAAGTCACAATAATCACGGAATGTACTCTTTAGATGATAAGGTGAAATTATTTAATTTTGAATCTGACATTGCACCATCAAAAATAGGAAATGACTATCAAATAAATTCTACAGACCCATTGAAATTGGATTCAATAGAACAATTTAAAAATTTTGAAGGGATAGTAGTAAGTCCATCGAATCCTGGTTATATTATAATTAATGGTGAAATAATACAATATACTGGTTACAATGAAACTAATTCCACATTAACTGGAATAACAAGAGGAATTGCAATTGATGATTATTTGGAGTCTGGAACAGTTTCAATTAAAACTAGTTCACATCCCACCGGTTCACCAGCATTTAAATATGAATTAAACGGTGCATCTTTGCTGAGAATAAACAAATCACATAATATTTCACCCAATTACCCAATTGGTTTGGATGAATATTACATTGACATTGATATGTCTAATTTTTCATCATTAGTTAAAGATCGTTCAACAGATGATGTTGGAATTCCAGCACTATTTTTTAAAGAAACAAAGACTGGGGGAAATTATTCTTCATATAATGTTTCTGCAAATTCAATAACTGGTCCAAAAGCAACTCAAAATATTTCTTACTCAATATTGAGACCAAATGTCCAAACTCTTTTGCCTGAAACTACCAACATTCAAGCAAAGGTAAGAACATTTAGTGGTTCCAGTGTTTCTGGAAATGAAAATCCATTTATTGACCAAGGATTTGAACCTATATCACTCAATTCAAATAATTATTTCCCAACTCAAAGAGCAATTTTATCTAGAGTCAATGAGAATACTTATCTTGACCCATATCCTGGTAAAAAATCTTTCACTATGGATCTTGAATTGACAACAAAAGATACAAGAGTTTCTCCATTTATTGATTTGGATAGAGTTAGTGTGATAACTTCAATGTGCAGAATTGATAAACCAATAAGCAATATTATAAATGATTCCAGAGTGAACAGTATATATGATGACCCACACTCATTTATTTACATATCAAGACTAGTTAAATTGGAAAGAAGTGCAGATTCATTAAAAGTTTTATTTGATGCTTATACTGACAATAGTAATGAGATTAAAGTTTTATATAGAATTTTTAGAGACGATTCTCCTTCTTCACAGCAAACATATCAATTATTCCCTGGATATGATAATTTAGATAGCAATGGAAATGTAGTTGATTTCTCAAATAACAGTGGAAATCCAGATAGATTTGTGAATATTTCAAATTATGTTTTTGATTATAAAAATTATGAATACACAATAAAAGATCTTCCACTATTTACTGGATACCAAATAAAAGTTATTGTGACTGGAACAAATCAGGCATCTATACCTTCAATCAAAAACTTTAGAGCAATTGCAACAATATGATACCAGTAGAAGGACACACAAACTTATATCGTGATGAGTTTTCAAATGCGATAATAAATTGCAATGACTATGAATATGAACAATACTTAAAAATAAAAAATTCAAAGTTAAAAGAGAAAAGTGAATTGGATGATTTAAAAAAAGAAGTTTCCGAGTTAAAGCAACTGATAAAAATTCTAATTGATTCCAAAATATAAATAGTTTAAAATATATAATTAAATTCTAATGTCGGTATATGTAAGCAATATTACAATCCCATCTGGTGCTGATTTTGATCAAACATTTATATTGGAAGACTCTTCTGGTGGAATTTTAGATTTAACTGGGTATACTGCTGCATCTATCTTAAAAAAACATCCGGAATCTTCAAAAGTTGCGGCAGTTTTTGAAATAATTTTTCCAATTGCAAGAAGAACTGGACAACTTAAAATAGCTTTAGCATCTTCTATTACTTCATCTTTAAAACCAGGAAGATATTGTTATGATATTTTAATTGATGATGGGCAAGAAAGATCAAGAGTTATCGAGGGAAGTGCATTGGTAACAGCTGGAGTAACTACTACTATTGTATAAAAATGGCAAATTTACCAATTAGAGTAAGATTAGGAAATGAATCTAAAAGAAAAATAGTTTCATCCGTAGTAGGGACAAATAATTTAACAGAATTGTACGATGTAAGCATCAGTGGGTTGGGAACAAATACTGATAACTATGTTTTGGTCTATAACAATCAGGTAGGAAAATTTACAATTGTTGATCCTGATGTTATTTTATCAGCAGCATCAACTTCAACTGGACCACGACCAGGATTACCATTAGATTTTCTTTCTGCAGTAGATTCAAGTTTAGATAATAAAATTGATGTTGATGCTGGATTTTTTTAACAACTAAATAGTAAAAAAAGGAATACACGATGTCGCAGTCATCACCGGTAATTCACTTTAAGAGAGGTCCATCAACACTATTAACTTCTGGAATAGTTTCTTTTCGTCAAGGTGAACCCGGATTTACTACAGACAAATATGACTTTTATATTGGTTCTGATGGAACTAATATTGGAAATAAATTCTTTGGTTCACATCGTTATTGGGGGAGAGAAAATGGAACAACATCTCTTCATTTTAAACTAGTCGATAAAGACGGAATCAATAGTATAAATTTAAAATCCCCAAATACTTTAGCAGGTATTGTCACATATCAACTTCCCGGTACACAAGGTTCAGTAAATAGTGTACTCACAAATGATGGAAGTGGAAATTTAAGTTGGGGGAGTGGGTCACAAAACGCAGTTTTTACTGGAATCACAACAATTAATGGATCTTTTCTTGATGTAAATGCAAATGCTGATTTTTCTGGCATCACTACATTTTCAAATGTCACTGATAATATTTTAGGTGATGCAAATAGTGGTGCTGTACAAATTGATGGTGGTTTGGGAATCAATAACAATTTTACAGTTGGTGGAGGAAGTTATTTTACTGGAATAAGTTCATTTAATTCAGGTTTGACATCAAAAAATATTCAAATTGGAATTACCGACAATCAAAAAATCGATACTAATTCTGGTAATTTATACTTATCTTCCTCTGCTGGGAAGGTAATTATACAATCTCATGTTGATATTTACAATGATCTTGTGGTATCTGGAAATATTTCTCTTGGTGGAACAACTGTAACATTAAAGGGAACTGATGTTTTTATTGAGAATAAAGATATTATTCTTGGTTACACTACTTCAGTAACACCAGACGATACAACTGCAAATCATGCTGGTGTTGCAATTGCTTCAACAGAGGGATCTCCATTAGTTTCCTTTGCTGTATCTGGAATTAATACACTTCCTGATACATATAAGCAATTAATGTGGTTTAAATCGGGAACTCTTGGTTTTAAGACTGATATATTTGCTTTTAATTATGGTGTTGCAATAGGAACAACTCAAGTAGAAAGTGATGTTCTTTTTGCGGTTGGTTCTGGCATTTCGATGACTGATGATTCAATTTATTCGACAAATGGATATTTTTCAAGCATAAATACCACCAATATATCTGGATCTATTTCTGGAACAATATCAACTGCTACTAGTGTAAATACGACAGGAACTTCAGATTCTTCTACTTATTATATGCTTTTTTCAGATACATCATCTGGAGAAAATGGTGAAATAATACGAGTAAGTAGTGGTGCCACTTTTGTGCCATCATCAAATACTTTAAGTGTAAGTACACTTCATGCAGGAACTTTAAAATCTACATCTGGAGTAGAAGCATTAACAATAACGGGAGTATCTGGTGATGTTGGAATTACAACTAATTTAACAGTTGGTGGAAGTTTGACAGTTAAGGGTTCGATCACTTCTATCAATACTGTTAATTTAAAGGTAAAAGACCAATTAATTGATCTCGGACTTGTTGATGATGGTTCTGGAACCCTTATACCACCATCTTCAGATGCCAACCTTGATGTTGGTATATTATTGCACTACTATTCAAGCGGTGCTAAAACATCTGCAGTTTATTGGGATGATAGTGCAACAAAAATTGTATTTGCTTCTGACATTACAGACTCCTCTGGTGTTCTTTCACCTGTAGGTGGTCAATCTGGAATGGCACATATAGAAATTGGTGCTCTCTCAGTTTATGACTGTGCTGGTCAGTCGCAAGTCATAACTTGTACCAATTCGCAAAGATATTTAGAAAATATTACTATAGATGCTGGTTCCTTTTAAATATATAATGATCTATAAATAAAAGTATAGATAACAATATTTTTATTGTATACGAATAAAATGAATGAGATTGATTTTAAAACCTTGTTAGGTTCATATCAACAAAAGTCATTTGACCTTTTCAATCAAGTTATTGCTCTAGAAGCAAAAATAATAACTGCCAATCAAACTATTGAATCGTTAAAGGAAAAAGTAAATCAACTTTCTAGTGAAATTGAAAAGAAAAGTAAAAGGTCAACTAAAAATAACGAAGATTTTTCTAGTCCTAATATAGAATAATGGCACAACCATCAACTCGTCAAGGTTTAATTGATTATTGCTTAAGAAAATTGGGACATCCAGTTTTGGAGATTAATGTTGAAGATGATCAAATAGAGGATCGTGTCGATGATGCTTTACAATATTTCAATGAAAGGCATTTTGATGGAATAGAAAGAGTTTTTTTGAAACACAAACTAACTGGGGATGAAAAAAATATAATTACAAAAAATCCATCAACTACAATTGGAACTTCAAGCTCGGGAATAACCACTTCTACCTATGAAGAGGCACAAAATTATTTACCTCTTCCAGATACCATAATTGGAGTCAATAATGTTTTTAAAGTAGATTCAAGCACAATATCTAGTGGTTTATTTAATATTAAATATCAAATATTTTTAAATGATTTATATTATTATGGTGCATTGGATTTGTTAAATTATGCAATGGTAAAAACTCATTTAGAAGATATTAGCAGATTACTTACACCTGATGTTCAATTAAGATTCAATAAAAAACAACATAGGTTATATTTAGATATCGATTGGAGACAGGTTCCAGAAAATCAATATATTATAGTAGATTGTTATAGGATAATAACTCCAAGTGATTTTCCAAAAATTTATAACGATTTTTGGTTAAAAAAATATCTCACTGCACAAATTAAAAGACAGTGGGGGCAGAATATGATCAAATTCAATGGTGTTCAACTTCCTGGAGGAATTACATTAAACGGTAGACAGTTATATGAAGATGCAGAAAGAGAAATAGAAGAAATAGAGGCATCTTTAAAATCAGAATATGAACTTCCACCTTTAGATATGATAGGTTAATATGACTCCATTAAATCCATATTTTTTGCAAGGTTCTTCTTCAGAACAAAGATTAATACAAGATTTGATAAATGAGCAATTGAAAATGTATGGGCAAGATGTTGTCTATATGCCAAGAAAATTTATTGGTGAGAAAACAGTAATTAAAGAAAATATCTATACCAAATTTGATGATAGTTTTAGATTGGAAGCATATATATTAAATTTTGATGGATTTGGTGGGCAGGGAGATATATTATCAAAATTTGGTGTAAGATCCACTGATGAATTAACATTAATAATATCTAAAGAAAGATATGAAGAATTAGTATCACCATTTTTAATGGCAAATTCTGATGTTAAAGTTTCTATAAGACCAGAGGAAGGAGATTTAATATATTTTCCTCTTGATAATTCTTTATTTGAAATTAAGTATGTAGAGGGGAAACGTCCATTTTATCAATTAAACAATTTATATGTTTATGAATTGAAATGTGAATTGTTTGAGTATGAAGATGAAGTCATAAACACCTCAATTGATGAAGTTGATGAATCGGTTCAAGATTTTGGATATATTGCAACTTTAACTATGGTAGGTTCTTCTGCAACCTCACTAGTATTATCAAACCCACAGGTAAATATACCGCAATCAGTCAGTTATATTGACATAATAAACGATGGTTATGGTTATATAACTCCACCGAGAATAGCAATATCATCTGCACCATCTGGAGGACAAACAGCTTCAGCCGTTGCTGTGATGAAAACCATTCCCGGAAGAACTGGAAGTTCAATTGATAAAATTTTGATTACTAATTCTGGATATGGTTACACAACTCCACCATCTGTTCAAATCATTTCTTCATCTGGTTCTGGTGGAATTGCAACGGCAATTATTGATACTGGTGTTCTTGGTCCAATTTCAATTATCAATGGTGGTTTGCAATATTCTTCCCCACCACTATTAACTATATCACCTCCACCATCAGCAAACGGAAGAGTTGCAATAGCAACTGCATCTATCAATTCTTCTGGAACAGTGACATCAGTGAGATATATTGATGCTGGAAGTGGTTATCTACAAGCATTTTCTAGAACTATTACAATACAATCACCAGTTGGAACATCACAAGGAAATTATGTCTTTAATGAACAAGTGATTGGTCAATCTTCAGGAACAAAAGGATATGTTAAAGATTGGGATTCGCAAACAAGATCCCTCAAAGTTTCTATTGTCGATGGAACTTTTTCTCTTGGTGAAAGTATAGTTGGAACTGCAGCAAGTTATAAGTTGCTATCAGTAAATAATATGGATGATTTTTACGATACTTACGCAGATAATGTTACTATAGAAACAGAAGCAGATAACATTATTGATTTTTCTGAAAGAAATCCTTTTGGAGATTACTAAATAATCAATAGAAACTTAAATTTAATTTAAAATGCTTGGGTCATATAGTTATAATGAAATTATAAGGAAGACAATAATTTCGTTTGGAACTTTGTTTAATAATATTTACATTAAACATCAAGACGAAAATGATAATGATACTAGTCTAATAAAAGTTTCAATTGCTTATGGTCCAATACAAAAGTTTTTAGCAAGACTTGAGCAAAAACCAGATTTAAGGAAAAGAGTTGCTATAACTTTGCCACGAATGTCTTTTGAGATGACAAGTCTACAATATGATCCATCAAGAAAAGTATCGACAGTTCAGACATTTAAAGGGTTAAAGGATAATAAACAAACAAAAGTTTATATGCCAGTTCCCTATAATATTGGCATTCAATTAAGTATTATGGGAAAGTATAATGACGATATGCTTCAAATTGTAGAGCAAATTTTACCATATTTTCAACCCCATTTCAATTTATCAATCAATTTAGTATCGTCAATAGGTGAAAAAAGAGACGTTCCGGTAACATTGGAAAGTATTCAGATGAATGACGATTACGAGGGTTCTTATGATTCAAGGAGAATTTTAATTTATAATTTAAATTTTAGTGTAAAGACCTATATCTTTGGACCAGTTGCAGATAGTAGTGACAAACTAATCAAAAAAGTTCAAGTTGACTATTATAGCAATACAAATATTAAAAATTCATCAAGAGAATTGAGATATGTTGCAACTCCAAGAGCATTAAAAGATTATGATAATGACCAAAGTGCATCATTGTCAGAAGACATTGATGAAACTTCAACAATAATTAATGTTTCAGATGCATCTTCATTGATAGAAGATAGTTATATTATGATAAATGATGAAGCAATTTATATTAGAGAGATTTCTGGAAATACTTTAGTGGTTGACAGAGGAAAGGATAGTACCATTAAATCTGTTCACATAGCAGGTGATGCCATCAACATTATAGATTCTTCTGACGATGAGTTAATTGAATTTGGAGATGATTTTGGATTCAATGAAGATAGATTTGATTTTGGTGATGGTAAAATTTATAGTCCCACAAAAGGAATTGATGTTGATTTATGAAAAACAAATTTGACTCGATAGAAAATGCTTTAAGTATTGAAACAACAACAGTTTCTAAAGAAATAGTTGAAGAAAATAAAATTTCTTTAGATAAGCATTCACCAAAAAAAGAAAATGCAGAAACAGATTATGAGTATACAAGAGGAAATTTATATTCACTCATAGAAAAAGGTCAACAAGCAATTAGTGATATATTGGATGTCGCACAGCAAAGTGATAGTCCTCGTGCATTTGAAGTTGCAGGTCAATTGATTAAAAATGTTGCCGATGTTTCTGAGAAACTAATTGATTTGCAGCAAAAAATGAAGAGACTAAATGAAGATGAACCGACAAAAGGACCAAAAAATGTAACCAATGCTTTGTTTGTTGGTTCAACCTCAGATTTACAAAAACTTTTAAAAAAAAGTTTTGATAGTTCTAAATAAATAAAAATCAAAAGTTAAATGAAAACTTTTAATACTTTTATTTTCGAGGCATCTTCTCTTTGCAACAATACAAAGAGTAACGTGGATTGCCCCATACACGGAAAGGATATTTGTCCAGGTTTAAAACCACACAAATCAGTTGAAGAAATTTCAAAAAAACATAATATTAGTTTAGATAAATTGACAAAACAGTTGGAACTTGGGATTAAAGTTGAAAAAGAGCACACACAAAATTTAGATGTTGCTAAAAATATTGCATTGCAGCATTTAGATGAACTTCCCGATTATTACACACGATTAAAAAAGGTAGAAAAATCTCCAGTAAAAGAACAATATACTAGAATACAGTCTTCTGGGGCAACTTATGCTATTTTATTAACTTGGAAGGGGAAATACATACAGTCTCAAATGTTTTTCCCACAAGTAAAAAGACCAACTAAAAAAGAAATTACAGATGAGATAGTTAAAGTATATCCAGGTGCTGTTGTTATTTCGTTTGCACCAGCATTAAAAGATCCAACCAAACCATTATTGTTTATAGGAAAAAATGATGAACCCTGAAGATATAAAAATAACAAGTTTAAATAAACTTTTAGTTTATGAGCAACAAGCAAGGGTAATTGATAAAATGGATTTGGATGATGCTAGAAATTTTGCTAAATCATATTGTAGATTATATTTACAACAACAAGAGTTGATAGGTGAATTGGATTCGGCATTTAAAACTTTATGACTGAAAAGCATTATAAGGGAAATCCGAATTTAAAGGCAGAAAATGTTCAAATTGAATTCACTCAAGAACAAATTCAAGAATATATCCAGTGCAAAGAAAACCCAATATATTTTGCAAAAAAATATGTAAAAATTGTTTCTCTTGATAAGGGTCTTATTCCTTTTGAAATGTATGATTTTCAAGAAGAACTTATTAGCAATTTTCACGATAATAGGTTTAATATTGCAAAGTTACCCAGGCAAACTGGAAAGTCTACTACCGTAGTTTCTTATCTTTTGCATTATGCTTTATTCAATGACAATATAAGAATTGCCATTCTAGCAAACAAAGCAGAAACTGCTAGGGAATTATTAAGTAGACTTCAATTATCTTATGAAAATTTACCAAAATGGCTACAGCAGGGTGTTGGTTCTTGGAACAAAGGTTCTTTGGAACTTGAAAACGGTAGTAAAATTGTAGCAGCATCTACTTCATCTTCTGCTGTCCGAGGAAATTCTTTTAATATTATTTTTTTGGATGAATTTGCTTTCATCCCAAATCATATTGCAGAACAGTTCTTTAGTTCAGTATATCCTACAATTTCATCAGGTATTAGCACAAAAGTCATAATCATCTCAACTCCTAATGGGATGAATATGTTTTACAAACTTTGGCACGATGCGGAAAGGGGAAAGAACGGTTATATTCCTTTAGAAGTTCATTGGTCTCAGGTTCCAGGAAGAGATGCAAAATGGAAAGAAGAGACTATACGAAATACTTCAGAAAGGCAATTTACACAAGAATTTGAATGTGAATTTTTAGGTTCAGTTGATACCTTAATTGCACCTGCAAAACTTAGAACTTTAGTTTATGAGGACCCAATAAAGAGAAGCAAAGGTTTAGATGTCTATCAAGAACCAAAAGAAGATCATAATTATCTCCTAACAGTTGATGTTTCTAGGGGAACAAATAATGATTACTCTGCATTCATAATTTATGACATTACTACTTTACCTTACGCAATTGTAGGAAAATACAGAAATAATGAAATTAAACCAATATTATTTCCAAACATCATCAATGACATAGCAAAGGCATACAATAAAGCATACGTTTTAGTTGAAGTTAATGATATTGGAGAACAGGTTTCTTCTATGCTTCATTTTGACTTGGAGTATGATAATATTTTAATGTGCTCTATGAGAGGTAGGGCAGGTCAATTAGTTGGTCAAGGTTTTTCTGGGAAAAAATCTCAACTTGGAATTAAAATGTCCAAAACTGTAAAAAAAGTTGGATGTTCTAATTTAAAAACTTTGGTAGAAGACGATAAATTGCTTGTCAATGATTATGATATTATAAGTGAATTGACGACATTTATTCAAAAGAATCAGTCTTTTGAAGCAGAAGATGGTTGCAATGATGACCTTGCTATGTGTCTTGTAATTTTTTCTTGGTTGGTTGTTCAACCTTACTTCAAAGAATTAACAGATAATGACATAAGAAAAAGAATTTATGAAGAACAAAAAGATCAAATAGACCAAGATATGTCTCCATTTGGTTTTATTGAGAACGGTGTGGATGGTGAGTCAACTTTTGTAGATTCTGATGGAGATAGATGGTACGCAGATGAGTATGGTGATGTTTCTTTTATGTGGGAATATAGATAACTGAAGATAGAATTAGTAATTTATAAATACTTCTAGACTAATGAAGTTCTTACAAGGGGAAAGCAGATGGCATTAAATTTAGTATCTCCAGGCGTCAAAGTAAGAGAAGTTGACTTAACTATTGGAAGAATTGATACTATTAATGATCAAGTTGGCGCAATTGCTGGTCCATTTCAAAAAGGACCAATTGATACTCCGGTTTTTGTTGAAAATGAGCAAGATTTATTGAGAATTTTTGGTTATCCACAAGTAGCAGACGGACAAAATGAATACTGGTGGAGTGCTTCAAACTACCTTTCCTACGGTGGATCTTTAAGAGTTATTAGGTGTGGTTCTACTGCAGGTGGGGCACTAAACAATTCCAACTCTGGCACTAGTGGCAGTCCAGCTGTTTTGACAATAAAATCTAAAGAAGATTATGACAGTTCGACACCTTCTGGATGGTATTACAGTTCAAAGAATCCTGGTTCTTGGGCAAATAATTTAAAAGTCTGTGTCATAGATAATTTTGCAGATCAAATTATTACTGGTGTCAGCACTGTTGCAACTTTTGTAAGCAATTTTTCATCTGTTGTAACAAAAACAGGTGTTGTTCTTGGAGTAACTACAACATCATTGACTGGCATCAATACAACATCTCTTGCCTTAGGTCAATTTATAGAACCAATTTCTGGAATCGTTGGTTCTTCTTCAACAATTACAGGAATTGGAACGTCTTCAGTAACATTTTCACCAGCATCACTAAACGGAACTTCATTGACACTAGATCTTAATTTTGGGACAAGATCTTCAACACAGACTGGAGCAGCAGTTACTGTGGGATGTGCGGTAACCCAATCTTTAAACAAAACTGGTCCTGATGGAGTTGTTTATGGTGGATATTTGAGAGGTGTTGTTAAAGGTGTTGGGGAAAACGAAGTTTATGTTCGTATTACTGATAGGGTGGAAAATAATATCTCCACTCCTGTTGAATATAAAAATCCAGGAAACGCAAATGAATCATTAAATATCTACTCATTTGATAGTTTTAGATCCTCCCCATTAAACTTTTCCACCAGTGCTGGTGTTGCTTTAACATCAATTATTACAGAGGACATTAAAGATTGGTATAATCAGCAAACTTTAGGTTTAGTAAATCAAACAATTTATTGGAGAAATATTGCAGAAAAACCTGGAACATCACAATATGCAGCAGAAAGGAATTCTAAATATGATGAAATTAATATTGCAGTAGTTGATGATTCTGGAAGTGTGACCGGAACTGCAGCAAATATTGTTGAAAAGTTTTCAAAATTAACTAAGTCATTGGACGGAAGAATTAGTCCACAAGAATCAGTATACTATAAAGACTATATTTCAAATAATTCAGAGTACTTATTTGTTGGTGAATCTGAAACTGGTTCGTTTGGAAGTATTGTAGTTGGTGCATCTGCAACAACATATTCTCTAACCAGTGGATCTTGGGATAGACCAACCCAAGGAGTAGTTTTTAATGTTATTGGTAAAAAAACATACACACTTTCTGGTGGAACAGATTATAGTGGAAACGCAAACATTGGTGGATATGCTGCTGGAACTGGAAATATTAAAAGTTCTTATGAGACTTTAAGAAACCCAGCAGAATATTCTGTAAATTATTTAATTTATGGACCTTCCTCATCCAATATATATGAATCTCAAGATAAAGCAAATTCATTAATTTCTATTGCAGAGGAAAGAAAAGATTGTATCGCAGTAATTTCTCCATTCAAATCTGATGTAGTTGGTGAAGTTTCCAGTGCTACACAAACAGAAAAAATTATAAGTTTCTTCTCACCCATTACATCTTCATCTTATGCTGTATTTGATAGTGGATACAAATATACATATGATCGTTTCAATAATGCTTTCCTATATCTCCCCTGCAACTCTGATGTTGCTGGTTTAATGTGTAGAACTAGTTCTAATAACTATCCTTGGTTTTCACCAGCAGGCAGTTCAAGAGGTTCTCTGAATAATGTAATTAAACTGGCATACAATCCATCTCAATCGCAAAGAGATGATCTGTACTCAAATAGAATAAATCCAATTATTGCCAATTCTGGTGCTGGATTTATCTTGTTTGGAGATAAGACAGCATTATCTTATCCTTCTGCTTTTGATAGAATTAATGTTCGTCGTTTATTCTTAACTTTAGAATCAACAATTGAGAGGGCAGCAAGAGCACAACTCTTTGAATTCAACGATATTATCACAAGAAATAATTTTGTCAATATTGTTGAACCTTATTTACGTGATATAAAGGCAAAGAGGGGAATTACAGAATTTGTTGTTATTTGCGATGAAACAAATAACACTCCAGATATAATTGATTCAAATCAATTTAAAGCTGACATATTCATTAAACCAGCAAGATCAATTAATTACATTGGTCTTACATTTGTGGCTACTCGCACTGGAGTTAGCTTCTCTGAAGTTGTAGGTACAGTTTAATTTACTAAAGGAGTCTAAAAATGTCATTTAACGGACCACAGTATACAGATAGAACTATTAGTGATTTTAAATCTAGACTTGTTGGTGGTGGTGCAAGACCAAATCTTTTTGAATGTATTATTAATTTCCCAGATTTTATTACTCCCAACTCAGATCTTGATAGAGATATGAGATTTATGATAAAAGCTGCATCTATGCCTGCATCTACTATCAATGTCATTGATGTTCCATTCAGAGGAAGAAATTTAAAAGTAGCAGGTGACAGAACCTTTGATCCTTGGACAATTACTGTCATCAACGATACCAACTTTACAATTAGAAACACGTTTGAGCAATGGATGAATTATATGAACAGACACGATGATAATGCTGGTGTTATCACTCCGGCATCATATCAGAGAGAAATGCTTGTCCATCAACTCAGCAGAGGAAGGGAAAATACAGGTGGTGCTACTGGTGGAAAATTACCAGCAACTTCAGATGAAATGAAAATTTTGAAAACATATAAGTTTTATGGATGCTTCCCAACCTCAGTAAGTGCTATTGATCTTAGTTATGATTCTGCAGATACTATTGAGGAATTTACTGTAGATTTGCAGGTCCATTGGTGGGATGCTTATGATGCTAATGATGCATCAATTTTAGGAACCAGCAATTTGAACCAATAATAATACTCTCTAAATAATAAAAAGAAAGTATATTAACTGATGGCTAGATTATTTGGTTTTAAAATTAATGATAAAGGGGGAGACAAAAAATCTAAAATTGTTTCCCCCATTCCAGAGAATTCCGAGGATAAATCGGATTTTTACGTTTCTAGTGGTTTTTATGGTCAATATGTAGATATTGAAGGTGTATATAAAACTGAGCACGATTTAATCAGAAGATATCGTGAAATGTCATTACATCCAGAGTGCGATAGTGCTATTGAGGATGTAGTCAATGAAGCAATAGTTTCAGATTTAAATGATTCACCTGTAGAAATAGAATTATCTAATTTACCTGCATCTGATAAATTAAAGGAAGCAATCAGACAGGAATTTAGATATATTAAAGAAGTAATGGATTTTGACAAAAAATGTCACGAAATCTTTAGAAATTGGTACGTTGATGGAAGAATTTATTACCATAAAGTAATAGATATCAATAAACCTTCGGATGGAATAAAGGAAATTAGATACATTGATCCTTTAAAAATAAAGCACGTAAGAAAATTAAAAAAGAATCAAAAATCTACACTTTCAGCAGAGTTTAGAAGTGTAATTAGTAAACAAGGTGCTTATGATGACTTTATTTCACCAGAGATAGAGGAATTTTATCTTTATGATCCAAATGTTGGAACATCTCAGAATACTACTTTTAGAAATTCAGATGTTAATAATGTAAGAATATCAAAAGATTCAATTACTTATATAACTTCTGGACTGGTAGATAGAAATAAACAAACAATTCTTTCATACTTACATAAGGCAATTAAATCACTCAATCAATTGAGAATGATTGAAGATAGTCTTGTAATTTATAGACTATCTAGAGCACCAGAAAGAAGAATTTTTTATATTGATGTTGGAAATCTTCCAAAAATTAAAGCAGAACAATATCTTCGTGATGTTATGATGCGTTATAGAAATAAACTTGTTTATGATGCATCAACTGGAGAAATTCGTGATGATAGAAAATACATGGCAATGTTAGAAGATTTTTGGTTGCCAAGAAGAGAGGGTGGTAGGGGAACTGAAATTACTACTCTTCCTGGTGGTCAAAATCTTGGAGAACTTTCCGATATTGAATATTTCCAGAAAAAACTTTATAAGTCGTTAGGTGTCCCATCAACAAGATTGGATAGTGGTGGTGGTTTTAATTTGGGAAGATCATCTGAAATTTTAAGAGATGAATTAAAATTTACTAGATTTGTTGGACGTTTGAGAAAAAGATTTTCTCAAATATTTAATGATATGTTAAAGACCCAATTAATATTGAAAAATATTGTAACACCTGAAGATTGGGATACTTTGAGTGATCACATTCAATATGATTATGTCTATGACAATCATTTTGCAGATCTGAAAAAAAATGAATTGATGAATGATAAAATGGGTGTAGTTTCTTCTATGGAACCATACCTTGGAAGATATTTTTCTGTGGAGTATGTCAGAAAAAATATTTTAGGGCAAACAGACTATGAGATGAGGGAAATAGATAAGCAAATAGATAAAGAAATTAAAAAAGGAATAATCCCCGATCCTGCTGCAATGATGCAACCCAATGTTGCACCTCAGGGGCAAGATATGAATGCTTTGGGGGCAATGCCTCAAGAACCAACAATTACTGGGGCACAAACAGGAGTTGATTTGACAGGAAAAGAAGGACAAATATAAATAACTTTAAGTTTTACTTAAAATAAAAATGAATGATTTATTAGATATGATAGCATCTGATGATGCACCATCAAATATAAGTGATAAAATAAAGGAAATTCTTTATGCAAAAGCAACAGAAAAAATAGAACAAATACGTCCAAGTATTTCAAATTCTATGTTTAATGATGCTATTGGAACAGAAAATTAATATTTTGTGATATTAGTTATGTCTAAATAGTTAATATCATCACAACAATAAAATGTTTGCATTTAAAATTGTTCAAAATATTGAGACAGTTGCAGTTTCTTCTTCTGGCATTTCCACCAGTGGACCAATACCTTTAAAGTCTGGTTACTTGAAAATTAGTTCTGACCAAAATATTTTTGTTGAAATAAGTCCAACTCCATCATTAAGCACTTCTAGTTTATGGATTGCTTCTGGTGAAACTGTCGTAATTAAAGACACTGTAATTTCACAAAAAGTAGTAGGAATCCAAACAGGAGCAACTACTAATGTAATTTTACCAGAAGGAACTTTTTCCCAATTTATTGCTGGTGATTATGTTCAACTTACAGGAATTCAATTTGCAGGTATAAACACCAATTTTTCTCGTGTTGTATCTGTAGATAATGAGCATACCAATAATGGTGGTTATTCTAGAAGAATTGAAATAGATCACAATACTTCTTCTGTTGCGTATCCATCAGTTTGGACACCATCAGTTTCAAATGTTGACCAAACTGCTGAATTGAGAAGAATTACAAAAGTTGGTGTGAAAGGAGATGGTCAGGCAGCAAACGTTCACATCACGGAAATTCAAATCGCAGGTGGATAAAATGAAATTAATCACAGAAGAAATCGAAAAGGTAAAAGTAATTACCGAAGAAAGAAACGGTAAAAAATCTCTTTTCATTGAGGGAATTTTTCTCCAAGCAAATAAACCAAATAGAAACAAAAGACTTTATGAAATGAGAACTCTTGAAAGAGAGGTTAAACGATATAATGAAAATTTTATTCAGAAAGGTCGTGCTCTTGGTGAACTTGGACATCCTGATGGTCCCACAGTAAACCTTGATAGAGTTTCACATAAAATTTGTGAACTTTATAGGAATGGTGATAATTTTATTGGGAAAGCAAAAATTCTCGAAACTCCAATGGGAAAAATTGCATCTTCCCTTTTAGGTGAAGGTGTTTGTCTTGGTGTTTCTTCTCGTGGCATTGGTTCTTTAATTCCAACAAATGAAGGTTATTCACTTGTCGGTGAAGATTTTATGCTTGCAACTGCTGCCGATATTGTTGCTGATCCATCTGCACCCGATGCATTCGTTCAAGGAATTATGGAAGGTAAGGAATGGGTTTGGGATGGTGGTGTTCTAAGAGAACAAAATGTATCAAAAATTAAAAGAAAAATAAATACTTTGGTAGATGAAAAACTTCTTGAGGAGAATAAAATTTCTTTATTCCAGCAGTTTTTATCAAATTTGTAATTTATAAATAAATATAGATTAAACATATAGGTTAATCGGAGAGATCAAATGTCCCGTGGTAAAAATTTACAAGAAATGGAAACAGGAACTAAGCAATCTAAAACTGCAGTAAACGCAGGTGCAAAACCAGCAGATCCAATGAAGCATTTGACTACAGGTATTCCTGATGGTCAAACTGGTAGTTGGGAAGATCTTGGTGGTCCTACCCCAGAAAATTATAGACCCGATGACGATTCAGCAAAACTGAAGGAACCATCACTTAAGTCTGTTAAAGATGTTGTAAATAAAGGTGCAAAGTCTGCCGAATCAATGAAAGGTCTGAAGAAGTCAGATGCCATCAAAGAAGATGAAGATCTGGAAGATGAAGATCTGATTGAAGAAGAGGTAGAAGAAGAACTTGATGAAGCAGCAAAATCTTCAAATGAAGAAGATGAAGACGAAGAAGATGAAGAAGATGATGAAGAAGGTGAAGAAGAAGATGATGAAGAAAAAAAGAGCAAGGCTATGAAAGAGGCATTTGCTCAAGTTGAAGAAGAAATTGAAGAAGATGTAAGTGCGCTTCTTTCAGAGGATGATCTCTCCGAAGAATTTAAGTTAAAAGCAAAAACAGTATTTGAAGCTGCTTTAAATTCCAGAACTGCTCAAATTGAAGAAGCAATTATTCATACCTACGAGCAAAAACTTGCAGAAGAAGTAGAAGAAATTAAAGAAGCATTTGAAGAAAGAATTGACTCATATTTAGAGTATGTTGCTGATGAATGGATTGCTGAAAATGCACTCTCTATAGAAACAGGCATTAAAAATGAAATGACCGAATCATTCCTTCAGGGAATGAAAGGTCTTTTTGAAGAACATTATGTAACAATCCCTGAAGATAGATATGATGTACTTGAGAGTATGGTAGATAAACTTG